CTAGTTGCACCAGCAGTTGCGCTTTCAGCCAAATACTTACGGGTGTTTTCTAAGCAAACTTGCATAGAAGAACGACGAGTACCTGATAGGCCTTCAAGCAGAGCTTCTTTGGTCTCTGACCATCTTTCATTTAATAGTTGTGACATTTTATTTGTCTCCTTGAATTATAAATTATTTGGATAGACCCGCTAACTTGCGGATGTCCAAAATGTTATCTAAGCCTACCTCGGCTTTCATTTCACGATTTCCAGTAACAGGTGTAGCACTTTCACTTAAAACTGCTTTCTTAGGAGCGGCTTTACGTGTCTGTCCTTCCATTACTGCTGGTAGGTATTTGTCAAAAGATTCATTTAGTTTTTGTGTTGGAACGGATTCCAACAATTCTTTCATGATCTCTCTCTTATCGGCACCCAACGGGGCCAACAACTCGCCTAAAGCAGCTTTGCGTTCCATCAAATCTTTTGTAACGCGAAGATCGCGTTGTACGGATTCGACCAAACTTGCTTTTTCTGCAACGGCTTGTTTTGCTTCAGCTAGTTCTTGTTCTTTCTTCTTGATGATCGTTAACAATTTACTTGTTTCAGATTTCTCATTTAGAAAGGAACCAGCAAACTCTTGTGCAAATGCTTCATAGATCTTACGACCAAAGTCATTGTTACGAGCACTGTCAATATCTTCTTTCAATTGTTTGATTTCAGATGTTAACTTTGTAGTAACAGTGGCTTCAACAACCTTACTAGCTTGTTGAATGAAACGTTGCTTGATTTCTCCAAACTTGCTTTTTGCTTCACGAACTAGCTTAACTTTAGTTTCAGCTAGATCTCGCTTGTCAGCAGCAAACTCGTTGATTTCTTTAGCTAGAGCGTGAACTACGAATTGCTCTAACTTGTTGAAATTCTCAGAAACTTTTTTACGGTCTCCTTGGAACTCAACCAATTCTTTTCCTAGTTGATTGATGATAAAACTTTCTAACTTTTTAGCATCTTCAGCAATACGTTGTTTGTATTGTGCTTTTGCTTCAGCTAGGGCCTTTTTATCTTCATGCAATTCGGACATCTCAGCGGTTAGGCGATCACTTAACATCTTGTCGATTGCTTCTACCATAACTTGTTTGTCATGTGTATACTTTTGTGCAAACTCTTCACGAAGTTCAGCAGTCACTTGGTCGCGTGTTTCTTGTAGTTTAGTCGCAAGAGCAGTTTCGACAACTTGTTGTGTCTCTACTGTCATTACACCTGACTCTACTAATTGTTTGAATGCGTCCAACATTTATTTCTCCTCGGGCTTATTTTAGACCTTTAATAATATTCAAGAGACTCTCTTGAAGATATTTCTGGGCCTTTGGATCTTCTTTTACTTCTTGTGCAACACGGAACGCTCTATTCCCGCCACGAGCATTCATTATATGCTCGTAAACTGGAGTAGGATACGCACCTGGAGCACTGGGTTGAGCAACTACATCTACGGTGATAATTTCGAAGTCGGATACATGGCCGTTCATGTCGTTGACATTGCCACTACCACGAGAACTCACGCCAAGTTTTACACCTGCTTCGAGCATCGTACGAACTAGTTGTCCCATTGGCGTAGGTAAAATTTTCATCTTACCATAGCCATTTGGACCTTCCATCCACATCTGAGTAATCATATGGGATACACGGTCTAAATTTACTTTTAAGTCATCAGGATGGTCAACTTCACCTAACACACTATAACCGTTTTTAATTTGGTCGTTTAATGCGTTAACTGCACGTTCAATTTCATCTACTGGGTAGACACGTTGATTTGCATTACGGATACCACCTTGGATAGCAATGCCTTTTAGGTAAAGACTTTTGCCATCCTTGTCGTCAGACTCCATAACAATAGAAGCCTGATCGAAACTTAGGTGTTCACGTAGATAAGAATATTTGCTCATCCTGTTTCTCTAATTAAGCGTTGCGGTTAGGGGCGCCGTTGATAGGGCTCTTAACTTGGCCAACACTAGTTTGACCTGCTTTGTCACCTGTTCCAGAACCAACTGGTCCGGCTGCTTTGTTGTTACCTGGGTAACCGGCACCTTGTTTGCTTAGTGTTTTAACGCCAGACTTAACGCCATCAACGTTGTGCATACCCTTAGCAAACTTTTCACCCTTTTCTGGGTTGATACCTTTGTGTACTTTAGCAGGACTTGTGCCAGTATTGCTTTCGCCTTCTGTGTAATCTTGTGCTAGATTAGCAGCGGTTGCACCACTTTCTGGTTTACCTTTACCAGAACTTACTGCACTTTTGCCTTCGACTGGAGCACTTTGTTTTTCACCAGTGCCAGCACCTAGGTATTGACCTTGAGATTTTTGTGTGTTTCCACTGTAATCGTGGCCAACTTTCTCAACATACTCACGTGTCATACGACGACCTTCCATGAAGCCCATTCCTTCGTCTTCATCTTCTTCGTCGCCAAATTCTTCTTCACCTTCTTCGTCACCCATTTCGGCTTCTTCTTCACCTTGGGCTTGTTCTAGTTCAGCAAAAGCGGCTTCAAGTTCAGCAATAGCGTTCTTGATGTCCATGATTGCGGAATCTTCTTGACCTTCATGACCGTGTTCGTCGTCAGCTGGAGCATCAAAGTTGTCGCCATCAGTGGAGATTTCACCACCAAAGTCGTCTGTTTCGTCACCAGTTTCGTCACTGTCCATCATGTAAGAATCTTCTAATTCTTCATCACCTTCGTCCATTTCTTCTTCTTTGGACTCGTCCATTTCTTCTTCATCGTCCGCAGCACCTTCTTCTACAGATTCATCTGCTTCTTCGTCGGCTGCTTCGTCCATTTCTTCATCTTCTTCTTCAGCGATAAGGTTTTCATAGATATCGCGTGACTTCTCGACAACGATTTCGTGGAATAGAGCGTTAGCACCTTCCATGTCTTCGTTTACAAGTAAGTCTAGTAATTGTTCAAATTTTGTAGACATGTTATTAATTTCTCCTATTAGGGTAGCGGCAAGGCTGTAGCAATATTTACACTACAGTAATATTACGTGCTGGAAATAGGCTGAAAACGAATCGTTTTGGCCTTAAAGTGACAGAGTTAGACTCTTTTTTGACTATTTTTTGTTAAAAATATTTAGTTTCTGTATCTAAGAGTTATATAGAGCGTTAAGTAGTACCAGCTTCTGGTGGAGGAGCGGCATACATTTTACGCACTAAACCCATTTCTTCTCTATGTTCGCGAGTGTGTGCTTCGCTGGCTTTTCTAATGTCATTGATCATTTTTAAAGTCAAACGAGTCTTACGATAGTCGGTTCTTTTAAGGATGTTGTCAGTGTCGTTTTGGCTGACATAACGATCATCCTCTTTAGGACCGGCTTGGTCGCGATCAAAATAAATGAATTCTCTTAAAAACATAGTGTTATTTATACAGCAGGAGCTGCTTCCCCGGCTCCGCTACCTGCGGTTGGAACAGGAGCGCCGCCTTCTGCTGGTTCTTCTCCCATGGCTTCTGGGCTAGGTTCTGGAGCAGATAATGAACTAATATCCCCGCCAATACCGTTTGCAGTAATACCTGCACTACGCATTTCGCTACTAGCACTCAAGAATTGATCTTCATCAACATTTTCTTCTTTCCATAAGGTAGCATTTTGTGCAACTTCTTCTTTGGTTAGTCCCAAGAAACGTTCTAGAGCAAATCGTTTACTAATGAAAGGAATAGCAACCATGGCGTTAAATGTATTAACACGGGCAGTATCCATTTCAGCTTGACGATAGGAGGCAAAGTTTTGTGGAGGATTAAATTTAATGTCAAAAATATTGCTATCTACATTGATACCTTGGGTATGTAAGTATACCTTAAACTCTGTATCAAATGGCTCATTCATCAATGATTGTAGTCGCTCGCAATACTTGTTAAATCTTAGTTCTTGAATATAGGCTGTCCCAACTCGTCCATCATTAAAGCTGCTACCTCCGTCATCGCTACTAGTTGGTAAGTAAGAACTTGGAATACGCAAAGCGCGAAATAGTTTATTAGTAAAGTACTTAAGGTCATCAATTTCTCCTAAGTTTTGACCGCCTTGTAAGATTTCAACCTTACTACCACGACCTTCAGCAGTTGTTGGGAAGAAGTAATCTTCATTAATGCTTAAAGGATTATAACTTGCATCAATTACACTTTGGCCACCACCACCTGCACTAGGAATACGGCGTTGGTTAATTTCATTTTTAACACGTTCAACGAATGCCATGGCCAAGTGACTAGGCATATTACCTACGTCAATGTGGAACACACGACGTTCCGGAGCACGTTGTATACGATAGATTAAGATAGCATCTTCTAGTAGTTCTTTTTGTTTGAACACTTTAAAGATACTTTCCATTAAACTATTACCAAATGGGAAGTTGTTGTCTAACCCTTCACTCATGCTAATATGGATTACATGACGAGCATCAATAGCATATTGATTTTGATTTTCACTAAAACGACTGCTATTGGCAGTTGTAGGGAATGATCCAGTCATGCCCCTTGCCCCGCCTGCAGCGCCGCCGCCGCTTCCATAACTACCACCAAACTGGCTTCCGCCACCATTTTGATTGCTAGGTTGAATAGCAGTTGTACTTAGAGCTTCGAAGTTTGGATTAAAATCACGAATGTGATATTGTTCAGGCTTCTTGCCTTCGCTTTCATTTACAATAATCTTGTCTACTTTAGCTGGATCAACATACATCCATGCCTGTGTTTCTGGGTCACGAACAAAGAAACTATCACCAAATTTAAATGCATTTCGTACGATTTTAAACATACGAACAGGAAACTTGTTTAACTTACACCACTGTTGTAGGTACTTTTTAATGATTTTAATTTCAGTCGTAGTAGCTTGTTCTTTGAATTTGATTTGAAAAGGAGTACCGTTTTCTTCGTTTAGCTGTGTACAAAACTCTGCTAAAATATCAAACGCTGCGTTGACTTCACTGTCGGAATCCATTGTATCATACTGTCCATAACGCTCTAAACGGTTGGGGTGACCAGCATAAACGTCAGGAAGATAGCTAGAATAGTTTGAACGACTAGGGTTACCGCCCGAGTTTATACTCGTGCTACCACTAATGGTGCTCAGTTTACCCGATAGATTAACGGGTGTAAAGTACTTTTTCCATGACAAGATGTATTCTCCGGCTTATGGCTTATTTACCTTTATACATTAGGGGTTTTGTTTTCTTATTGAATAGAAAGTAAACCCGCCAACATTATCATAAATGTCTTGTGTATAATCCAAACCTTCTTCATGAATGTTTTTAGTATCTTGTAGTGTGCTATGAATAGCCTTCAGTGTGCTATTTTGTTGAGACATAACTTCGCGCATTTGAGCTTGATCCGAAACTTCTTTAGTAGTATCATCTTTTTTCTTTTCTTCTTCTGTAGGTATCAATCCGCCAGCAAGTTCTCCTAGCTTGCCGCCAGCAAAACCGCCTACGCCAGCACCACCTGCCGCTAGCAATGCAAGAGATAAGCCGCCGGTTTCTGGAGCCAATCCCAATGCCAATCCATATAAAAGAGTCCCTAGTACACTTGCTCCTATTAGACCACCTGTGGCTTTTCCATATTCTTGATTTGCAGTCTGCTGATTTATTTCGCCTTTATTTTTACGTTCAGTTGTATCCGATACTTGGAACAATGCACCAATGCCTGCTAATACAGTAGTTACTTTAGATAGATAGGGTAGAATATATTTTCCAAAAAATCCAGTTACCGCAGGTCCGTATTTTTCTAATGATTTTTCAATAATGCCTCCACCTCCCCCGCCTAAGGCGGCGCCTCCTACTGGAATAACATACATGGGATTAGTTATAGTACCAAGAGTTCCGAACCCTAATATACCTTTACCACCCCTAGCTAAAAGTATATCTCCCACTGTTTCTTTGAATAATAATGTGGCTTTTTGTGCTGCTATGTATCCGGTTAGACCAACTATAGCTAAACCTAACACAGATAATAATCCAGGAATCTTTGATAATCCGGTTATAACCAAAGAAAATGCAGCAGCCATATGTGTAACGATAGAAGTTACAATCTTAACAGCAGGAATCATTGCATCTAATATTACAGATCCTAAGTTTTTAAAAGATTGAGATAGACTTGCAAGATCAGCTGCTTGACTTTGTTCTCTTGTTCGTTGATTTGCAGTAACCTGATCTACAAGATTTGTCCATGCTTCTCTAGTGCTTAACTCTTTGTTTATTTGGATAGTGTTTGCTCTAGCAGAAACATTAGCAGCTTGTTGAAGCTGACCACCTTTTAACAAAGCAACCTGGAATGGCAAGGATGCGTTTTCAAAATCTTGTGCTGCTGCGTACTGCATACTAGCGCCGGCTTTAGTTTGATCGCTAACAGTCTTTGTAGTATCATGAACATTTGATACCAAATTTGTTAGCTCGTTAGTAGCACCCGGTAATGCACCTGCAAACTGCCCATGGGCCGAATCTAATACAGTACCGAATAATGATAAAGACTGAAAGTTTTCCGCCATTACTTTGCCGCCACGGGCATTTGCTTCTGCTAGACCAATAACTGCTTTATCAACGGCCTGTTGCCCTTCTGTTAAACGAAGTCTAGCAAGATAGTTTTCCCACGCAGAATTTAAAGATAGTTTTTTAAGTTCAGCTTCCTGTTCTTTTCTATTTTTTCCGGTGATTTCAGCAAGTCCATCTAGTTCCTCTAGATATAGCCCAGTGCCTTGAGTTATACCCGTAATGTTGTTTAACTCAGATTGAGTTCGACCGCCAGTCATTTGAATATAATCTAAAGCACCTTGATTTAAATCTTCAAAAGTATAACCCAAGGCCAATAAATTTCTACCTGTATCACCAGATACAAATTCTTTACTAAATGTACTAAAAGACC